CTTTAGGTTGCTTTAAACCTTTTGGGGGTTTAACCCACCCACTGGAGCCAAGGTGTATCCCACCGACGCCTTATGGCGCCGGAGGTCTCCAGGCCGTAATAGCCTGGCACCGGACTCCAGGGGTCGGGTAGGAACCCACCACTGGTGGAGAAGAAGATTTGTTTCTTCCTCTCCAAGTCGGCAGAAGTCTTAGCATAGCTAGGGCTGGATTTTCCAGTTCTAACGTAAGTGCTAGACACCTTTCGCGAAAATCGTGACGCCGCCATCCTCACTGAGGGTGTGCGGTCGTGACCCATTTCCGCTGGAGCTCTGAAGTAGAACTCTACCGACCTCAGACGACCGACAGCGGTGGCAAATCCATCTTCTATGGAAAGCCTCCTCATGCCGTCGTCTGATAATGCGCATGTGCTAAGGAGCTCTTCTCCCTCCGATTCCCATTGGGTTCGGGCGGTGAGGACCTCCTTCAGCCAGCCAGCAGCCGCACGGTCCAGCAAGCTAACTTGACTGGAACCGTAGGCGCTGAGGCCGATGCCAACTATAAGCTTCTCTAACGAGAGAGAGCTTAAGTGGCTTAGCCATTGCACATGATAGCCAAGAGACGCTTTGGGGTGTCCCGGTAATCCGATACCCCCATACGCCTCTGGCGCCCCCACCGGGATACCCAGTCTTCGGGCCGTCTGCCACGTATAGTAATACGGGGACAGCTTCCAGAAGAACTTGGGAATCCGTTTAGAAGGTCTCGTAGGATCACCGCCAAAGGCGGTTGGCTGGGTAACCCAGTTCACATGACCCTTCGAGCCTCCAGGTGGGGCAACCAGCGTTGACAAGGCCCAAAATGGCACTTCAAAGCCAGATTCAGTAGGAATCTCGGCTATTAGTGCGCGCACCTTGTGCCAGAAACTCTTTGGTACTGACACAACCGCGCCCAACTCCGTAAGCTTTTTGTGATAAAGCGTACGTCGTGGCATTGGCCAACGAGGGAGTTTGGCATCATCACCAACTCCTTCCAACACTGGCTCATGGCGTTTCAGTCCTGGATGACGTCGCTTACTCTCCTTTGGAGTGTAAGGTATTTCTACCAGTACTTGCTCTGCTGCACAAGCAGATACAAGCATCAACGGGGGGAAAGATGTGGGATCTCCCATCATCTGGCCCGTCTTTGACATTACGCCATCAAGACCGTTTAGGTGTTTGATGTAACGGTCCCATATCTTTAAGATACGGGAGCCGTGACCAAACTCCTCTCCCTTCACGTCTTTCGCATAGCGATCGTCGAGCAAGGGAGCTCTAGGGTACTGGTTGAACAGTTCCATGGGAGAAAGATTTTCTAGGGGGTCACCCCCAAGCAAGATTATCTTTTTAGGCCCAAACAGTAAGTGGTAGTACTTCCTGTAAGGGCTCAACTGGGGACATAAGTCCGCCAGCTCCTCGTAAACTGTTCTTGTCAGCCACTCGGGGTGGAGGTCTGTCGCTGCGGAGCAGTCCTGGGATTCCCAGGGACCCTCTTCGCCTCGCAGATCTATACCTCGATTGCCGCCCAGCGCCTTCGAGAAACGTGGATCATTGATCATTGCTGAATCAATGACCCTGCGAAGGATTTGTTGAACAAGGTTCACAGCTGTTAAACAACAGGTGGGATACCTAGTCTTCAAACCTCGCTCCTCCGCGACAATAGGTAAGACGGGCACATGTGTTAGATTATCTAACACATAAAGTGTGCCTAGCCTTAAATATTCTTGGAGGTAACGGCCAACACCGGGGAGGGTTGTCTCTAAGACATCCCAAGACTGGTGGAACAAGGAAGCTGGATCCTCAGTAGGATTCAGTTGTGAATCTGGATGCAAAGCATCAGATAACAACTCCAAGTAACCACCAGTCTGATCATCAGACATTGTCGGATGATCACCCGCGTTTTTGACACGTTTCAAGGCATAACCAAGCAGCACCAAGTGCTGCACTCCTACAACATGCCCACCCCTGCGCCTGGGATATCCCAGTGCAGCGTTCGTGGACGGTGCTGTATAGAGTTCGATTCTCTTCTTGGGAGGGAATCGTTGGAAATATGCCTTGACAAAAGGCCTCCAATAGGAAGGCTCAGGAGGCGGTTCGGACGTAAGTCGTCCTAACAGCTCTTCAAGACC